ATAAACAACGGTTGATCCGTTAACTACTATTTCAAACCTATGTGCCATTTAACCGTGTAAGATTGGGCTCTTTTGTCCAGTTTCTATTGTTTTTGCAGTTGCCACACCTGATGTTGCTTCAATATAACTTAATTCAACATCTTGCCTTGCAGTTGCTACCATTGAGATGGTACTAGTATTTATGGTAACAGGTTTGTCAGCATCGCTACTAAACAAACTAGGCACCATCTGTAAGCCTGCTTGATTGAGTACAGTTTGTATAGGTTGATCAATAACAATATAATCATTTCCTGTGCTTTTGACACGAGCTATAAACTCTTCGCCAGTAGTACTCTTAAATGTATAAATGTTGTTTTTTTCTATTGGAAGTTTCATAATGATCCTAAGTTAATGTTTCCAGATAATAAATTAATTTTGTCATGTAATTCTGCGCCTGTATACTTACTTAACCCATTGTAGCCACCCTCAACAAATACTTGATCGTTCCAGTAAATTTGCGGCATAGTTCGATGCCCTGCTTCCATCAGCATATTCATTGCTTGTGGATATTCAGTTATATCAATAGTAGAGTATTCAATGTCATGGGAATCGAGTAATGTTTTTGATGCATCACAGTATCCACAACGTGGTTTAGTATAGACAATTAGTGTCATAAACTTAATCCTGCAAGTGTTTCTGATGTAACATCTTGTTTAGTGCCGCCAATAACGTAGCTTGTGATTTCAGTTTCTTGTGGTGCTACTTGTACTTCACCACCACTAATCCATTTTTGTGTCCAAGGTAAAGGATTACTACTCCCTTTAAACGGTGATTCAAGTCCAACAGCGGTCATACGTTTATGAGCAATCCATTCAATATACTGATTGAGAAGTTCCGCATTGAGCCCAATCATTGAGCCATCTTTAAACAAATAATCGGCCCATTCTTTTTCTTGTTCCACCGCATCAACATACAATTTAGTACATTGATCTTTTAATTCGTTTTCAATTTTAGCAAAGTCTGGATCATCTGTTGGAAGTACTTTCATTAATTGTTGTGTACTTGCTAAATGTAAGTTTTCATCACGTGCAATTAATTTAATAATTTTAGCATTTCCTTCCATCTTTTTGAGTTCAGCAAATGCCCAACTGCATGCAAAGCTCACATAAAAACGAATACCTTCAAGAACATTTACACTGTTAATAGCAAGCCATAGTTTTTTCTTAATGTCATACAAATCAACTTCAACTTTTTTACCGTTTACTTTGTGTGTGCCTTCACCGAGCAATTGATACCATTGTGTGGCTTCAATGAGATCGTCATAGTGTTGACTAATATCTTCACCACACTCTACAATTTGATCAATGTCAAGCATATTATCAAAAACTTTGCTAGGATCAGTATAGACATTACGAATAATATGTGTATAGCTACGTGAATGAATTGTTTCACTAAATGCCCATGTTTCAATCCATGTTTCTAATTCAGGTAGTGTACACACTGGAAGAAATGCTAAATTAGGACTGCGGCCTTGTACACTGTCTAATACAATTTGACGTTTCAAATTACTAGTAAAAATGTGTTGCTCGTGGTCAGTTAAATCCCTAAAGTCTTTAGAATCCTTGCCTACATCTATTTCTTCTGGTCTCCAAAAGAAACCTAATTGCTTGTCAGTTAACTTATCAAACTGACGATACTTCAACGTATCATAACGTTGAAATCCCAAACTACCACTGCTATCAAGAAATGCTTTTGCTTGGGTATGATCATTTCCTTTATTTAGATTTAATACTGCCATCTTTTATCCTGCTTTCATAGAACGCAACTGTCGCAATTCTCTTCATCTTGATTGTTTACTTCTAACTCAGTATACTGCATTTGATTCATTTTGTCAACATCTATTTCACCTTGTCCGTCAAAAGTTTGAAAATAATAAAGTTGCTTGCCACCATATTTGTAAAAATCAATAATATGCTTTAGCATTACACTGGTTGGTATTTTTTCATCTTCATAGTTCACTGGATTGTAACTTGTGTTTACTGATATACCTTGGTCAATGTATTTTTGTAGTATAGCACAAATATTCATATATCCTTCTGGACTACTGTGATCCCAAAGCAATTCGTATTTGTTTTTTAAACGACGATATTCAGGCACAACTTGTTTAAGCACACCATCTTTACTTTGTTTAATACTAACAAAACTACGTGGCGGCTCAATACCATTGGTTGCGTTTGCAATTTGGGCACTTGTTTCAGCTGGCATAAGTGCCATTAACGTGCTGTTGCGTATTCCAGTTTTACGCAATCGTTGTCTCAGTGATTCCCAGTCAACTACATCTTTGTGTGGTAATAAGTTATCAACTTCTGGTTTATACGTGTCCACAGGTAAAATACCACTGTGATACTTGGTTTCATTACTCCCAGAACATGCACCGTCACGCTCGGCCAACTCAACACTTGCTTGTATCAAATAATAACTCCAGTGCTGAGCCCAGCGATCTACTTCTTTGAGACTTGCACTATTGCTATAATTTAAATCGTGTTTTGCAAGCCAATATGCTAAGTTAATAATCCCAACCCCAAGAGGACGGCGTTTTTTAGTGCTGTTACGTGCAGCCTTAACTGGGTAATCTTGATACGATAACAATGCATCAAGTCCATATACTGCCATCCGGCATGCTTTTTCCATATCTTCTGGTGATTTAAAAGCACCCCAATTAACTGCACTCAACGTACATAATGCAATCTCACCATCCTCATCATTAATATCGTTTAGAGGCTTGGTTGGTAAGTTAATTTCACAGCACAAATTACTTTGTTTAATTGGTGCTACTTTTTTAATAAAACTTCCGTGATCATTTGCATGATCAACATTCATCAAATATATGCGGCCGGTATCTTTGCGTTCTTGCATAAACGAAGTAAACAAATCAATAGCGGGTACACTTTTCTTTTTAATACTGTATGCCCGTTCGTACTGTTCGTATAACCTTTTAAATTCCTCAGTATCAGCAAAAAATGCATCATATAATCCAGGTGTATCATGAGGACTAAACAGTGTAATGTTTCCACCAGTTAACAGTCGTTCATACATTAGTTTGTTAAACTGTACACCATAGTCCATGTGCCGTACACGATTTTCTTCTGTACCTTTGTTGTTTTTAAGTACTAGCAAATCTTCTATTTCGAGATGCCATATGGGATAATATAAGGTGGCTGCTCCGTTTCGCACACCACCTTGGCTACAACTCCTTGTTGCACTTTGGAACATTTTATAAAATGGGATGACTCCTGTATGATAGGCGTCACCTTTACGTATGGGACTTCCAAGAGCTCGTATACTACCAGCTCCGATTCCAATTCCTGCTTTTTGACTGACGTACTTAACGATGCTACTAGTAGTAGCGTTAATACTATCAAGGCTATCGCCAGTTTCAATAAGGACGCAACTGCTGAATTGTTTTTGTGGAGTACGCACACCGGCCATAACAGGAGTTGGCAAACTAATTTGATGTAAACTAATAGTATCATAATAATCTTTAACCCACGATAAGCGGGTCTCTTCTGGGTAGTCAGCAAACAATGTAGCTGCAATCAACATATAAGTTACTTGAGGTGTTTCACGTATTTCTTTTGTAACTCGATTCTGTGCTAGGTACTTACCTCTAAATTGCTCCATTGCAACATAGGTTAAATTTTCATCACGATCGTGTTTGATATAGCTGTTAATTTTCTCCCAATCACTCTCAGTGTATTTTTCCAATAAGTCTTGTGTGTAATATCCGTCCAAAACATTTTTTTGTACCAATGGAAAAATATGAGAAGGTTCAAATCCACCATATACTTCTTTACGCAATGCATAATTAACAAGACGCCCTCCAACATATTGATAGTTAGGAGTTTCTTCACTAATAAGATCTGCAGCACTTTTAATAAGTGTCTCTTGTACTTCAGCAGTTTTTATACCATTAAAAAATTGAATTTGACTTTTTAGTTCAACTTCGCTTGCACTAACCCCAGTAATTCCATTACAAGCAAAAAACACAACTTTATGCAATTTTTCAATATCTAATTCTTCTTTTTCACCATTACGTTTTTGTACTAACACTTGTGATTTTTGCATTTTCTCTTCCCACTTCTTCTTTATATTTTTTTAATGGACGTTGCTTTAATTGAACGTAGTATGTTTGTTTCGAGCGATGTAATACTTACTATCTTTTCGTCAGACCAATTCAATATATATTTCCCATTTTCTACGTTTACAATAAATTCATTTCCGGTATAATCAATTGAAATTTGGTGCACCAGTTGTTCGTCAATAAGCAACAACGTGTACACCATTCCCAAAGCACGAGATAACTCGCATATTTTATTTTCTTCTAACAACTCCCAAGGATTTGGCCAATTGCTATAATCTTCATACCACAACCATCTGCTATACAAAGGCGCAGTATACCACCAATTGTTGCATGTTTGAAGCATTTGTTCAAAAGGTAGAGTTTGAATTTCTGAACGCATAGCTTGCCAAGCAGCTACACGCTTTTCATATGACTGTTGCCAAATCATTTTTACTACTTTTTACTGTAATTTAGATATTGAATAAGTTAAAGTGCCGTTAAACGTGTTACTATTGGTTGTGTATTTTATAGTGATAACATCACTTGCTTGTGAAGCAAATAGTGTTACACCAGTATTGGTATTTTCACTGTAGTCGTCAACATACACAACTGGGTTAGTACTATCGTCAGGTCCAGCAACAACTCTCATTGTACCGTGTCTAACGTCTGTGCTTCTAGTAATAGTGTATGCCATAGTAAATGCTTTAGTAAACGTTGTGTCTACTGTAAATATTGTAGCATTACTAGTATTATCTGTCAAGGTAAAAGTTTTACCATTTTCTTGCGTAAAACGTCCTAAGTGTAATGCAGTTTGTCCAGTACTAGCATCAGCACCTGATGCTAACACAGTAGGATGTGTGGCACTTTCTGCAATTGTGCGTTCAAACAAGTCACCTAAACTTAGATTGTTGTCATTGGACCATTCTACAATTGATGTTTGCGGGTTACCACTTGATATAGCTTCGCCGACATTTAAAAACAAGTTGTATGCACTGACATTTAAGTTAGCAGCGCCAAAATTAATACCTTGTGAGTAAACGTTATTAAATGCATTGTGTACAAATCTAAATCCAGTTGCACTGCCGCCAAGCACTGCACCTAATTCAAGTGTTTCAAATTTACTATTGCTTACAGTAACAGCCTTTGCTAGTACACTGGTTCCAAATCCTGTTTTAATATTACTAAAAACACATTTGTCAAAAGTAATATCTTCAATTGGATAGCTTGCATTGCTATCAAACACAACGGCTTGCTTGGTATCTAGTGCAGTTGATCCGCTGTCTGTTACTTGAGTTAACGTAACTGGTCCTTTAAATTCAACACTGTTGAACCAACATTTAGTAGCACGATCAATTAAAAATACATCATTAGCTTCAGTAGATTGAAACGACATACTACTAATTTCAATATTAGTAGGTGCTGTTGCACTATTAGATCCAATATTTGCTCCTGTTTGCTGCAAACTGTCTGCAAACTTTGCAACATATGCATTAACTGAACTAGGAGTTGCATCAGTAGCCATGTAAATAATACTGTGATTGAGGCCTTCTCCTAACAAACTTGCGTAAGTTGGAATTAATAAACTTTCACTAATAAGATAAGTTCCAGCTGGAAAAAACAATGTACGCCGAACTTGGCTTGTTGCTTCTCTACAGTATAACTGGTACAATGCTCTGTTAATTGCTGCAGTATCGTCAGTAACACCGTCACCTACAGCACCAAAGTCTCTAACACTTGCATGATCATCTAGTTTAGCTTGTAGCGTTCGTATAGTTGGGCTACTAGCTGTTGTGCCTGTTTGTGCAGTGTAACCAACTGCAATATCGCGATAATCATAATTGCTTAATACAGTTATATCGCTTTCTTCAGTAAGTATTTCAGTGTTGCCTATAGCAGGTGCACCTTCAGTTAGTGTGCCGTTACCTATAAACAAGCGTTGTGAATCAACTGCCCATCCAAATTCAGCCCCACCAAGTTGTGGTAGGTTTTCGTATAACCCTTTACGGTTGGTAATTTTACTAATTTGAATTATTGCCATTGTCTTTTCACCTGAATCATATGCTTATATACTATTTAGCCAAATAGTACTTCTCAACACGCTTCCACCATTGCTGACGCCACAGTTCAAACTCTTCACCTTCAATAATAAATTCTTGATAAACAGGAGCAGTTATCATGTTCATATTGTCGTCAACTTCTGGTTTTACACACATTAGTATTACACCTTTGCGTATATTAGTACCGTATACTTGATTGTGAGCCTCAGCATAAGCACAAAGTTGTAGTTTATAATCGTCAACCCATTCTTCTTTTTTAGGTTTATTACTTTGTTTAAAATCCATAATGGCATCACTGCCTTGATGAACTCCTACTAGATCTGTAGTCCCTGCATATACACCGGGATAGTACAAAGGTACTTCTACTCCCCAATATTCATCTGCCTTGGGCAACCCTTTTTCAACCACTTGCTGTGCCATGGCATGGCTACTCCAACTAAATGGATTGGTACCACGTTCTCCGAGTGTGTCGTCTTTAACGTAGTTTTCAAGATAAGTGTGCATACGTGTGCCGCGGTTTGCAGCTTCAGTTGTAATTGCTTGTGCTTTAACTGTACCAACACGTTTTTTCCAATTGGCTAGTGCTTGCCTAGCAGCTTCAGGTTTAGTACGATCAAGGATAGTTGTAACACTAGGTAGTGCTTCACCGTCTGGTGTACTGTACAATCTTTGTCCGTTAACGTTTTTTCTAGTTAAATTTTTATACTCGTAGCGATGGGATATCAAAGTTTACACTCTCCCCACAGCCACATTGGGCACTTTCATTAGGATTAACAAATTCAAAACCTTCCTTAAAGATATCACTTTTATAGTCAATAGTAGTATTAATAAAATATTGTGTTTTATCACAATAAATGTCAATGCCATCCGAAGTGCTTTTACTCCATTCTGCATCAACTGTATCTACATATTGTAACACATATCTATATCCAGTGCAACCACTTTTTTTAATATCTACAAAAATACCTTTGTAGTCAGTGCCTTCAATAGCATTAACTATTCTCGATAATGCTGGCTTAGTAAATTTAAACATGTGTGCTCCTTTAAGTTATAAGTTTGTTTTCGTATTCTGGCGGGCAAAGCCATATTTCATAATCACGTGCATAATACTTTTCAATTACTTTATTAATTAATAATTCATGTTGTTTGACAACTTGATGTATACTGTTAAAGTATTTACTCACTTGTGTTAAACTAGGGTTTGTATATCTTGCTACTAAGTATTTGTCCTTGTTTAAATACTCAACTTTTAATAAGTCATTTAGTAAGTTTTCAAATTTTACAATTTTAGTAAAAGTATACCCGTGTACATATGCAATTTGCGGTTCTAAATGTTCATCAAACAAATGTGGCTCTTCGTAAAATTGATCTATTGCTAACAGCAACTCATTCATACTTGTGCGAGTAGTTCCGTTGTGCCGTCGATACAAGCACTCCGCCATACCACTTACAAAACGCAGCCATGGATTGCGTACAACACAAAACATTTCAACAGGACGTTCTGCTACAGATTTTAATTTATAATCCATGTTGAAATGTTCGCAAATATTACGAATCATCATATTTGCATTTTTAGGAACACTTACCCATCCGCAATTGTTATTATACCAAAGATAATCGTGTTCTAAGTTAGTTGGGGTAAGCTGATATTTTTGAAACATTTTTGCAAATATTACTTTGCTGCACGTTTGGCCATCTTCTTTACAGTATCTCTAGCTTTATCAATATCCATGTTATCATCCATATCTTGTGTTGCTCCAGTAAAGAAAATTTCATCATTGGTGATTTTTTGAATAAAGCTATCCATTGGAGGTTTTTGGGACAAGTCACGCAATTGTCTTTTGTTTATAGGAAGTCCAAAATCATTTGCTAGTGAAATCAATACGTCAACTGAGATTTTTTTCTCAGCCATTTCATCGTCAGCTCTACCTATCAGGAATCGAGTGATAGCTGCTAACTGTTCTACTTCTGTTGATGTAGTTTCAAGTATCTCACGAGCAAACACTGAAGTTTACCTCCGTTCTCTACCAACGTCTTGTACATCGTCAATGTCAATATCAACATCAACTGTTTCGGTGTCATCCATATCTGCAACATCTCCATCAGTATCAACGTCAACATCAATTTCTTCTGCATCAATGTCAAGTGCATCTACTTCAGCATCTACATCTGGTGCAACATCTTCGGCACCTGGGATAATAACATCATCACCAGTTAGAGTAGACTGTGCAGCTTCAAGGTCAACTTTACTGGTTTGCAAACAATCTAGCAAACTTGTAAGACCGTTAATGGAGGCAGTGTTAAATGCCGCAGCTTGATCAGCACCAATATCAGCACGTATAGTATCAACTAATGCAGGTAAATCTTTATATTGCATTGAGCTAACATCTTCAATCATGTCTTGGATACGATCAACAAAATCCTGTGCTGCAAGTACCACTTGGGCTTCTTGCATTTCACCTTCTTTAACCATGCGTTTTTGTCTATGTGAACTTTCTTTCTTAACACCTTGTGCAAGTGCAACGGCTGTCATAGTTTTTTGTTCTTCGGGACTAAGTTGGGAACCACGCTTGGCTTTGTCCATGGTTTGTTTTAATTTTGGATCATTCATGTCAATTGGAAGACCTTCGTCCTCGTCAATGTGCTGTTCTAATGCTTGTTCCATTATTACTAGTTTAAGATAACTAGGATTGTTTTGACTAGTGTAAAACGAAGTTAGCGAACGTTGCTCACCTAATGTTTTACGAACTTTTTTAAGTAACGCCCTGGCGCTGTTTGTTGAAAGTTTTTCTGCATTGAATGGCACACCATACTGTGATTCAAATACTTTTGAAATGTTTGCAACACGCGATGGGTTATCTAACTCGTGTAATTTCATAATCGATTCCTTTGTATATATTATACGTATTTAGCTTTATCTACGAATTTATTTATCTGGTTTTCTACACCATCCAATAGACGTTGCTTATGTTGTGTTTTTAGTTCTAATGTGTACTTGCGGTCTTCGCTTGGGCACACTCTAAGTTGTTGGTTACTAAAAAACACATCATCTCGTATACGTCGGCGATCTTTATCAAGTCGTAGTACCATTCTTGCATCTACAAAATTATTTTTCTTATCATATGCACACCACGATATAGCAGTTTTTGCATCAATAAATGTTTGAACATCATCCCCAGATTTGCGTATAGTGACCTTTGAAGCTCCGGCTTTTGTTAAAATATATTCTTTATACACACGATAGCAATTATCATCCAAAGGAAGGATAATTTTATGCATCACTGAGCCCAGATGTTTGCTA